ACATTTGTAGGGCCTTTGTTTGGATCTTGTTCAAGATCTTTCATTTTTTGTTGAAGATCAATAAGTTTATCTGTTGTATCTGCAACTGCTTTGATTGTGGTTGCAGCAACTTCATATGCTCTTGCAGAATCAGATTCTTGTGCTAATTCTAATATACCATTCACAGCTTCCTGTCCTTTTTCTACAAGAGAATACAACTGAGCACGACTATATTCATAGTCTTTATCTGAATCATTTTTATCAGTTTTTTCAAGTTGATTCTTTCGAGGTTTAATATCAGTTTCAACAACCTCTGTATCAACGTTAAGTGCTTCCTCAATAGAATCAAAATTTTTCATAACTCTCCTAGATGTCTATACCCTGAGATGGACTAAACTCTTTACCATCACTAAAGAATGATGATGTTTCATTAAATCCAAAATCATCACCAAATTCAATTAACGCATCATCAGCAGTGCTGAGAACACCAATCTTTGCATTATGTTCATGTTTTGCAGCTATAGTGTTGTCATAAGAACGATAGACAGTTACATTTTGACCACTAATACTTCGGATAAACATGATCTCGGAATCAATGATGATTCGATTATTTGCAGCAAGATCAGTTGTGCTACTAACTTTGAATGTTGTGACATTCTCTGATATAGCACCATTAAGAACTGTCGCTTCATCCTCATCATAATTTTGTTTTGCAGCTGGTGTCGCACTATATCTTTGAACTCTTCTTGCAGTTTTAATATTTGTATTACCGTAGAAATCAACATCAACTTTCTTGATAAGACCCTCTGGATTATCTGCAACAGGGCCAAAGAGATAAGTTTTTGCAGTGAATGATAAAGTATAAACAATAATTCTACGAGTATCAAATCCACCCTCATACTGATCACTATAATTAATACTTTCTAAAACAATTGGGATATCTTTTTTCTCACCAATTGAACTAATTAGATTTACTGTGATATTAAATGATGGTTGAAAGTAAGGAATAATTTGTTCTAAAATTTGTAGTGCATCATCGCTTAATTTAGCCATGATACTAAGTTCAAATCCAACATTATACGGGACAGGCATATAAACCTTCTTAGCAGTCTTTCCATCTTTTGCAAGAAATGTTTGTGCGATTCCAGTTTTACGAGTAGGATCATATTGTATTCCCTGCATCTCAAAAGATAATCTTGGAAGAGTTATTGCAATCTCTCTTTCTAAATCTG